GGTATCAACCAAAGAAAGATACTGGTACTCTAACTGTGTATCAAGTGCCTGACTCCTACACTGAACAAAACATCACACTTGGTTTTGTGTATCAGGCACCTTTCTCAACCTTCGATGCATCCACTGATGTACCGGACTTCCCGCAGGAGTGGTATGATGCTGTTACTTATGGCCTTGCTACAAGGCTTGCTCCTGAGTATGGTGTTCCTGCTGCTGATCGCAAAACTCTATTCCAAGAAGCAGGTATCATCAAACAAGAAGCACTAAACTTCGGATTAGAAGAGGGATCACTGTACTTCCAAGTAGAACGATACGGCTGGTAATAGTATGTCACAATTTGATCTAGCATCACAATATAACCAGACACAACAATCCATGCAATATGGAACTCTACGAGAGCGCAATGAGGCTACCCGTAGAGCCCAACAAAATCCAAACTCAACCCCTGTTAATTTTTTAGAGGATCGTGGTGCATCGGGCCAACGCTTTGCTGGTGCCCATGATCTAACAGCAGAACCTAGCATGGATTCTGAAACACTAAGTACCATGAAAGGTCTTGGTGTTATGGGTAACTATAAGGACCAGAATACCGCTGGTGTTTACTATGGTAACTATGATCCAACTCAAGCAGGTAATGCCGGGACCATCATGGACCTCGCCGGGTACAAGCCCACTGAAGGTGCCTACACAGATGAACTAAAGAATGCTTTTGGTCAGACCCCTGCTGCATATAGCAAGAACTACATCAGCAAGGGATCACAATATGATCCAACCACTATCCCCGGATTGCAGGGGTTGATGGGCACTTTGGGTTATAAAGATGTAACTGATCCTTGGTCACAGCGTAATACTGATCTAGACTTTTTGTATCAAAATACAGACATTGGTAAGTTATCTGATAGGTATTTCAGTAAGAATGATATCCCGCAATACACACTTGGCGATGCGCCTGACCTAAATAAACTAGTAACTGATCTCTGGAACCAACGTCCTATTACACAAGTTCGTAAAGGCTATACAGATCTAACAACAGAGCAGAAGCGCGAGAATCCACTCCTTAATCCTTTACCTGTTATGGGTAGTGATAATGATCCATCAGTACAGCGTGGATATACATATGACGATTATGGCAATAGAACAGGTATTCAAGCTGCTCCAACAGATCAAATGCAGGACTTCTGGAACTACGATAATAAGGACTATGCATCTCAGGCGGAAGCTGAGAAGATGCGAGCAGATAATCTAGCCTATATATTAGGTGATAAGAACCTAGCCAGAAACGCATATGTTGATATGAAGTACGGCGGAGGTACTGGTAGATATGATTACTTCTCAGGTGAAGACTCTGTTGATAAGGGTGCGGATTGGGAGAAGTATTCTAATATAGGCAAATTAGGTTGGAATGGTATTAATGAACTAGTTACTGATCCCAACGATGTTAGGGCTCTGTTTGGTGGTCAATCTATCACAGACTCCCAAGGCAGGACTCTAGGTGATCTGTATCGAGGTGAGAACTTCATTGCTCCAACAGCCATTGAAAGAACCATCGACAATAGCCATAAGAATAAGAATGCACTAATCAAGACTGATATCACAGACATCACTAAAGGTGGCGGGTATCAGGGTGCACAGATGGACTTCAGTAAGCTGTATGGTGTTAATGGTGGTAATCTGTATGATGATGCTACTGATACACTAAGCCCCACCGCGCAGATGACTGGTGACTATGATCGCAAGGATGCTTATAACAGAGCTAAGGAGCTAACAGGGTTAGGCAAGGTTGTCAAGACTGGTCTACAAATGTTTGGTGGTCCTTTTGGATCTATTGCCGGACTTGCCTTGCAAGGTGCCGGTGGTCAGCGTCCCGGCTTTGGTCAGATGCTTGGCACATTCGTTGGTATGGCTGGTGGTACTGGTTCTATGCTAGGCGATGCTGCTGTAGGTGCTGCTGGTTCAGGTATTGATGCTTGGCGTGGTGGTGCTAGAGGTAGTGATATCTTTAAGAGTGCTGCCGCTGGTGGCCTTGGCGGTGGTCTTGGTAACTTAGGCGAAGGTTATGTACGTGACTTAGTTGGTCCCGGTATGTTAGGTGATATGGCTAGTGGTGCTGCAAAGAATGTTGTCAAATCTGGTGTTGGTAACTTAGTCCAAGGTAAGGGTGTTAATCTTGAAGATCTTGTTCTAAAGGGATTCTCTGGTGCAGCAGGTGGGTTAGGTTCTAGCTTATATGGTCCATCACCACAAGAAAGAAATACAGGTAGAAATATCGGTACAGGTAGTGCAGATCTTCTGACTAACCTATATAAACGAAATAAAGGGAAAGCATAATGGCACAGAAAAAAGCCGGACAGAAAGAGAAAGTACGTCTTCCGTTGATCGGGGCCTATTCTAATCGTGGATCAAGTCCATACAAAGATCAACGCTTTGTCAATGCCTTTCCTGAAACTCGTAAAGTAGAACAACTCGACAACACTAGGATCTATATAAACAAACGTCCCGGTCTTGTTGAGTTGGCTAATGTAACTGCTGATGCGCAGGGACGTGGGTTTGTTCATTTCTACACCCACTTCTATTCTATTATTGGTAACACAGTTTGGCAAACAACCGAGTCTGGTGCAACATCAGTAGCTCTTATTACTCTACCAAGTTCTACTGGTCCCTGTGGTATTATTCAGGCTAACTCATCTACTCTAGGTGACTACCTGTTTATCGTTGATGGTACTGTTGGGTGGGTCATTGAGGCTAGTGGCACTGCCACACAGATTACAGATCCTGACTTCCCAACTCCACACTCACCTGTTCCAACATTCTTGGATGGTTATGTATTCGTAGCTAAGGGTAGTGATGTTTATAACTGTGATCTAGATGATCCGTTTGGTTGGACTACTGATCAATATCTATCAGCAGAGCAGTTCCCTGATCCTGTTGTTGGTTTGGCTAGGCAGAATAACCAGATTGTTGTCTTTGGTCAAAGCTCTATTGAGTTCTTCTATGACGCAGCTAACGCAAGTGGTTCTCCACTAAGTCGTAATGATGCAGCGATTATCCAGATGGGTATTGCGGCTCCCCATGCCGTTTACCAGAACGAACAGTTCTGCGCGTATGTGGGTCAGTCTGAGTCTGGCGGTAGAGCAGTATGGGTTATTGAGGGCTTCAAACCGCGTAAGGTATCTGATGAATACATCGAACGTATTCTAGATGCTGAAGGCAGGATGAAAGACTGTGTTGGATTTGGCTTTAGAACTAAAGGCCACCTGTTCTTCCTGATTAACCTCAAGGATCAAGACAGGACTCTTGTATATGACTTCGATGAAAAGCTGTGGCACGAATGGTCTACTACTATCTTTGTTCCAACTACCTATGATCCACAAGCTAATGATCCTGTTGTACACCATGCGTTTGACTATGACCATGCTGCCGATAACCAGACAGGTAAGATCTACTTGCTGAGTGCAAGTACTGGTGATATTTATTACCTGTCACCTGATGAGAATACAGATGAAGGCAATCCTATTATTGTTGAAATCAGAACTAACAAGTATGACATGGATTCAATTAATAGAAAGTTTGGTGCTTCTGCTCGTATTGTTGGTGATGCTTATGAATATCCTAACACTGTCTATCTTAGCTGGTCAGATGACGATTACCAAACTTGGTCTAATCAACATCCTATGGACCTAAGTGATGGACACCCCTACAAGGGACGTATGGGTCACTGGCGACGGAGAGCATGGCGATTGATCCATGTACAGAATGCGCCACTACGCTTGGAGTCACTAGAGTTATACTATGAAGAAGGGATTTCATAATGGCATCAACTGGACTACCCCCACCGCCAATTAATGACGCTCCGGGGTCCTTTACGTGGTTGGAGTGGTATCGCCAGTTACGGAGTTACATCTCTACATCAGGTTCTGTTCCTTGGTATGTGATTGACTTTGCCGGTTCTAATATTACAGACATCGCGCAACGTGATCACAACCAACTACAGAACTTGCAGGGTGGAACGGCAGGTGAGAAGTATCATTTAACAGCGGCACAGTATGCAGGGCTTGGTGATGGTGATCATAATGATCTACAGAACATTCAAGGCGGCACAGCTACACAACGATATCACCTAACACAAGCTCAGTGGGAATCTATTGGCGGAGGTGGGTCGTATCTACCTACCACTGGTGGTACCATGACAGGGCCCATCAACTTTCTTGGGGCACAGCTAGAAACTGCAACCATTGCAATGGTTCCTGATCCCGTCACTCCCGGCAGTGATGTGTTGGAAATAGATTCAGATGACGGTCTAAGGCTTAAAGCTCCATACATAGTTATTGATACAGACAATCCAATCCTGACAATGCCCGGACCACAGGTAGGTTCTTTGGTTGTTGTCGCTGGTGTTGATGGTAACGGCGATGCGCTGCTTGGTTATCAAGCACCTGTTGAACCGGGCTACACAGTACAAGATACGCACAATGCAAATGTGGTTATTAAAGTCGCCGGATCTGCTCCGCCTACCGCATGGGTTTTACTTCAGTTAGGTTTTATCTTAGCTGAGGATATTCCTGCCGGTACTGGTACCGCAGCGTTTGAGATGATCCTGTCTAACCCAACAAACAGAACTGGTGTAGTTGAGTTTGGACTACGGGTTAATGGTGTTGATCTTAATAGAGACATTACACAAGCTATCCCTGCCAATTTCCAGTCTACTATCGCGTTTAGCTTACCATTAACTACTGGTTATGTAGCTGGTGATAATATCCAGTTAATTGCTAGAGTATCATCTAATAGCAACAATGGCTTTGCTTTATCAATGCTAGCAAGTCCCACAGACCTCGCCGTGTTCCGTATGTCAACTACAAGTGGAAGTGGGGGTGGTGGAGGTGGCGCTATAGACGATGTGTTCTATGAGAATAGTCAGCATGTAACACAAGATTACACATTAGGCACAGGTCGAAATGCTATGACAGCAGGACCAATTACAATTGATAACGGTATCACTGTAACCATTTCTAATGGCAGTGTTTGGACTGTTGTATAAAAAGGAAATAAAAATGGATGATTATTACGGAAGTAATGAGGATTTTGGTGGTGACTCTGGTGGCAATTGGGATTATAACTACAATCCAGATCAGGATAATCTGGCGTGGAATGATGTAAACTCACAATATTCTCCACAAGCACCTCAAGGTGGTGATGTCTCTAGCGCATGGTCTGGTAATCAAAATCAAGATTATCAATTTAATCTAAGTGATAGTATGCCAAATGATATGTATGAGTTTGGTAGTTTTGGTGGTGATACAGGTCAACAGTATAACCCTATGTCAGGTTTCCAACAGGATAATCCCTATGGGGCGCAAGAACTAAACTATGCTGCTCAAAATCAAGGCGGAGATACTGGTGGTATTGATTATGCCAAGTGGGGTGGTAAGGGTCTAGATCTGTTAGGAAAGGTTCTGGGTGGTGCTGGTGCTGCTGGTGCCGGTGGCATGTCTGGTTCTAATTCATACTTGAAAACGCTAATGAATCTATTTGCGGCTAATCAAGAAAAGAAGTCTAATCAACAGATGGCGACACAAATTCCGCAGCGGGTACAGCAATTCAGGCAACAGGCTAGTCCGTTTGATGCGGCTCCCGGTGTGGTAGATCCTAACTCCATGCGCGGGATCGCTCAATCACAGTATTCGCAATCTATGGCTGATCCTTATGGCTCTAAGATTGTGTCTGATCAAGTTAATCAAATGAAAGCTGCGCAAGCTCGTAAGGATGCTGCCGCAGGTAGGCGTAGTAACACCGCTTATTCTAGTCCTGCTATGCTAGCTGCTTCTGCTGATGCTGCTATGAAGTATCAGAATCAACTAGGACAACAGGCAGGTGCTGGACAGTTTATGGGACAATCTGGTCTCAATGAACTAGTACAAGGTCTTAAGTATGGCGCTCAGGGTAACTCACCTTACTTCTCTGCTGCCGGTTATGGCGCTAATGCTAATAATATTTCAGGTAATCCAGAACTAGCCAAACTTGTTGCTGCTTTATCTGGTAAGGGGTAATCATGGGACTAGAACAAATCTCAACAGGATATAAGCCAGAGTTCGCGCTTGGTGCTTTGTATCAGGGATATAACGCTGGTAACGCCGATAACGCTGCTCAATTAGAGAACCTGTCAAAGGAATGGGAATTACAAAAGTCTCGTGCTGAAGACCCATATAAAGTTCTATCTTCCATGTATCAAGGTAATTTGGATAATGCCAAAATGCAAGATCATAATTATATACCTTGGCAACTGGCTGGACAGATGGGTCAGATGCAATCACAAGAAGCAGCAGGTCGTAAGGCACAAGCTCTTTCTGAAAGTGATATTGCAGCAGCTAAGCAGGAAAATAAAAACAAACTCATCTCTGGCGAGTTAGACTATAAAACATATCAAGAACAAAATCGTATGTTTGATGAACTACTCGCAGGGGGTGGACAACAACCACAAGGTAAAATTGCTTTTCCTATGTACCCACAGCAGGAACAACAGGGTTCTATTGGATTTCAAACTAATCTTCCTGCCGGGGCTGGTAATGAGGGACGTAGTGTTCCTAATCCTAAGTTTGGTCCTGTTGATCCAAGGCTTGCTGGTGTTGTAGAGAAGATGGAAAGTGGTGGTCGGGACTTCAATGCTGATGGTACTCCTCTATCTAATCCTAACAGTTCTGCTTTGGGTAGAATGCAGGTTGTCAAGGGTACTAGGACTGATCCGGGATTTGGTGTTACACCAGCTAAGAATAACTCACCTGAAGAACTAACACGTGTTGGTCGTGATTATCTATCAGCAATGCGGACTAGGTATGGTGATGATGCTAAGGCATTAGCTGCCTATCATGATGGTCCGGGTGCTGTGGATAAGGCCATTCAAGCAGGTGGTGCTGCTTGGTTTGATCACCTCTCTCCCGAAGGTAGGAAGTATGTTGAGAATGGTATTAGTTCTCTCAATGGTGGTGAGGCTGGTGGTGCTTCTACGCAGGTAGCGTCTGCCGGCACTCCCGGTTCTACTGGTAATAAGCCAACTCCATACTCAGATCTAATTCCAAAAACTAGTGTACTAGCTAAGATGGCTGGTGTTAGGGCTCTTGATCCTAAGTTTGTTGGTGAGATGTCCAAGCTTGAGCAGAAGACAGACTCCGCTGAAGACATTGCCGTTATGCGTGCACAGCAACTCCGTGAAGCGGCTGCGGCAAGGACTAAGATTACTGAGCCTAAGTACAAAGAACAGTTGGCTCAACATCAAGATAACATTGCTGAGTACCAATACAAGGTTAGTCAAGGTCAACAGGTTTCTGCCGAGGAATACAAGAAGGCTTATCAATCTAATGAGTGGCTACGTCAGCACGAACAGATGCTACAGATTGCCAATCCTGCTAACTTCCAACCCAAGATGGATATGGGTGCAATGGGTGTTCCACAACGTCCTGCTCCTGTTCAACAGGCTAATGCTAATAGACCACAGTTAGCTGCAGCACCGGGTAGTCCAGCGGGCACACCAAATGTAATCAAATATGATAAACAAGGAAACAGGATATAATAATGGCTAAATTTGCAGAACTTCATGATGGTACAAAACTAGAATTCCCTGATGATACTCCTGAGAGTGTCATTGATGGTGTTGTTAAGAAACATCTAGGAGTTTCTGCAAAGCCAGAGACAAACTTTGGGGAGAACTTCGGCATTGGTTTAAACTCTGCTGCTCAACCCATTGTTAAAGCTGCTGGTATGATTGGTGGTATGGCGGCTAATGCTCTTCTTCCTGATGGTGTCCAAGATTCTATCTATAAACAGATGGATGAAACTTCTAAATCTATGGAAGATTATTGGGTTCCTAAAGATAAAGAACAGTCCTTTGGTGGTAAAGTAACTAGTGCAGTATCCACACTACCAGCACAACTTCTTGCTATGCCTTTCTCACCGTTCGATACAGGTAAAACCTCTATTGATAATGGTGAGTCTCTCATGTCTGCAGAGAGGAATACACTAATTGATACTGCTGGTAATATAGCAGGTGCTGCTTTACCGGGGGCTGTTGGTACTGGTTTAATGACTAAACTTGGGTCAGCCTTTGGTATTAATGCTGCACAAGATTATGCTACAAAGTACGCTATTCAACAGTCATCAGAAACAGAAGCTAATAAGAAACAATTCCAACCTACATTAGAAGATTCTGCTGTAGCTGGTATTGTTGGTGCGCCTTTTGGTTTGGCTGGTGGTAAAAAGGCTGGAACAAAAGAACCTGATGCCAAACCTACAGCAGAACCTCTACCACCACATCAAGACTTCAATCGTGGTCCTAATGGTGAGGTATCCACAGGCGAGTTGCACCTTATAGAGGTAGCACATAAGCAAGCTTCTAGGGCACTAGAGTCAAACAAGGCTCTATATAAAGAACTAGAGGATGCTATTGTTGCAGGTGATTCTAGTCCTGAGACCCTTAAGGCACTTGCTGAAGTACAAATTAAGATTGACCATTACCAAGAGTCTATCAATAAGGCAGGAGAGATTTTAAAGAATCCTGAGAAACCTGTATCAACAGAAACAGCAAAGGCTATCCACGAGGATGCAGTAAAAGCTGCTGAAAAAGAACAGCGTAGAGCAACAGCGCCTAAAGCAAACTTAGATAGGCCACTAGAAGCACATCCACTTGATGCTCCAATGCATGAAGATGTTCCTGAAGGTTGGAGAGCAAAGGGTGAATTTGATCCTGAAACAGGGGAGATTCTTAGCACCCCAATGAAGCCTGATGCCGAACCTACTAAGACCACACCAATTGAGATTGCTCTTCAGAAGATTGGTGAGGCTATGTCTGAGACTAAGGAACAGGTCTCCAAACGCCTAGAAAAGGCTCAGGCTGCGTTGGATGATCTACCTAATAGGGTGGCTAAGGATGACACTCCCGGAAGCCACTACAGTGCCTTAAAAGCAGCCTTAGAGCATGAAATACAGGCTTATAAGTCTATGGTTGATGGTAAGGAACCTAAGGTTGATCCTAATGCACCAAAAGAAGATCCTGTACTTGCTGTACAGTATCCACATCCTGAAGAGGGTAAAGTTCTTGGTGATGCAAAACCAGAACCAAAAACTTATGATCAACTCCAAGCCGAACAAAGAATTTTATTAGATCGACTTCAATCAGGTGAGGCTGTTGATGTTGCTGGTGCAAAAGCTCGTGTATCTGAAATAGCAGATCTATTACGAACCATGTCTGATCCAAATGCTGGTAAAACTGCTGATGGTACATGGACTAAGAAGGATGCTAGTCCTGCCGGTGCTAAGAAAGTTACTGTTGATGAGTCTCCTACTTACACAGCAGAAGAGTACAAAGCACTCTTTGGTCGTGAACCTGCCCGTGCTAAGCTGGGTACAGAAGATGCCGGAACTGCTCCACCTGACACTCGTTTAGGTAATCCTGAGGTTGTTGTTGGTAGTATGCGTCGTAAGATTGCTTCTACTGAACGTAATATAGCTGCCTTGGCTAAGCAGATTGAAGATGATAAGTCAGGCGTTAATCCGTCTGGTGGTCTTGATCATGGTGAAGCACAACGTCGTCTAGCTTATTTAGAAGAACGTCTAGTTAAACAGAACGAAGCTCTTGCGTACCATCTGGAAAGACTTGGACCACAAGACGCAAAGTTCGTAGCACAAGTCTTTACTGAGGAGGTTGCTCCGCGTAAGTTTGACACTGTTGCTGATCTTCTAAAAGAGAATCCTGAAGATCCTATTAGAGATCTAGATGAGAACAGGCAGCTTGTTGATACAATGCCCGGCACTGATGTCCATATTGAAAAGACATTCACTCCACAGGTAAGGGCTGTTATTGAACATCTTGTTAAGGTCACTCGGTTTTTAAATGAGAAGGTTTATTTCTTATTGGATACTGAGTTGGGTCCTGCTGGTAGGACAATACACTTTGGTAACTCAACAGTTATCAGGCTTAACCCTGAGAAGATGGCCGCTGCACTTGCTGAGAACCGCGCTGCTAATGGTTTCATTAAGTACATGGGTAAAGGAAAGCTAACAGAAGCTCTAAAGACATTCAATACTGCTAGGTACATTACACATGAACTAGGTCATGCTCTGCTTAATAAGTATCTACGTGATACTGTTACACATACAGATGACCTGATGGCTATTAGTAATGACTTCAATAAGTTCATGCAGGATAACAAGAGCAAGAATGGTGAGGTTAAGTTTGATACTAACACTGTCTTGGATGCCTTTGATCCAAGTATGCGCAAGAAGTATCAAGACACTTTCCATGAGTTCTTTGCTGAACGTATCACGCGTAAGCTGCTACATGAGCATCTATTAGCTGCCTTTGGTAAGTCTAGTAAGGGTTTTGTTACTAACATTAAGAAGATGATTGATGCCAGTATTGAATACCTCTACAGGAATGATATTGACGTTAATCGCAAGGTCTATGCCGATTCTGTCATTAATGACATTCTAAATGGTAGTAAGGATGCTATTGCAGAGACAAGTAAGCAAGCTGCCGAGCGTGTCAAGATGCTTGAGAATGACAAGCTTATCCTAGAGAACCAAAGGGCTGATCCATTGGCCTTCCCATTCTATAAGAAAACTCTACAAGAAGCTCGAAGTTTCCTAAAAGAGATTCCTGATATGTCTAGGGATAGTGTTGGCAGGGATGGTGTTGGTGATAACATGGCTGACTCTGGCCCAACACCACTAACAACCAAAGCCGCAACAGAACTTGGTCATGGCGTAGCTAGGAAGTTCTTTGGTAAATTAGGTGTTGCTAAAGTCTTTAGAGATAACCCTGCTATCCAAAAGATACATTGGGTTATTCGTGATGCGGAGAAGGTAGCGGAAGCTATTAATTCTAAGTTATGGTTTGGTGATGTTTCATTAGCCGACTGGAAAAAGGCATTGCCTTGGCAGAAAATGTCTAAGGTTAAGCTTGAGGACAGCGCATATCATCAAGTTAAGAATGCCTCTCCTAAGGATGCCGCTGTTGTTCATGACTTGTTTAAGCATGGTTTTGAGAATGAGCTTGACTATGCCAAAAACAAGGCAGACAATGGTGCCCATCTAACACCAAAGCAAGCCAAGTTGTACGATACACTAGCCAAACTATTTAATGGTCAGTATGAAGAAGTTGTAAAAATACAACAGACATTAGGTAAAAAGAATGAACTACCAAAACGAGAGGGCTGGTATCCGGCTGTTCGTAATGGTAATTACTTTGTAGATGTTAGTTTTGGTGGTACTACAGTACATCGTCAGTACTTCAGGTCTAAGGTTGAGGCTGATCTTTTCAAGAAGAACTTCAAGTCTCCGCAACATCTAACCTTAAGTGAGATAACCAAACGTGGTGACGATACACCAATGTCTGATATGTTTGGTGGCTTTGAACTAGCACAGAGCATCCTAGAACAGGCCTTTCCTAGTGCCAAGGGTGATATCTCTGCTGCCCTACAGAAGGGTATTACCAATGTAATTACAAAGGGTGGTAAGCTAGGTGGTCATCATAACTTCAGATCTAACATGTCTGGTTATATGGGTTCTGAGTTATTCCACAATGCAGATGAACGTGGTGTTAGTTTCCTAAAGGCCATTCAACAATCTGTTAATGACTACTCTGGCGGTATTCGTAAAATGCAGATTCAGCATTATGGCGATCCACTGATTAACACACCAAATGCTATAGCAAGTCTTGATCCTTCAACTAGAGCAACGATGCAACAGATGGTAGATTCTGCTATGAATAGAATCCCTAAAAACTATTTGGAGCATGTTGATTCTGGTGCTACTGAGGCTTGGGATACTGTAGCTAAGAAGGTACAGGGAGATGTACTTAAGGCTAATGGTAAAGATAGTGCTAATGCATTCTACAATGCGGGCTTAGAGTTTTTCTATCTAACCAAACTAATGTCTAAGGTTATATTCCCAATCAGTCAGGTGTTAACTGCTGCAACAGCTATTCGTGAGATGTCACATGATGGTGGATTTATTCGTCCGTATCTTGGTGTTGGTAAAGCCTTAACTAAGCTACTAATCAATGACAAGAAGCTAAAAGAAACTCTCTACGATGTTTCACAAAAGTCAAATACTTTTGAACCACAGTTCATGGAAGCCTTGCATCTAACAAGTGACTCTAGTAAGATGTGGGAAGGTGTAAAAACCTATGTCCTGTTAAACAAAGTCAATGAGGCTGCCGATTCCCTATCTAGAATGCTGGTATTTGCATCTGCTAAAGAGATGTACAGTGATCTAGGTATGGGTGAACACAGTGCAATCCGCAAGGCGCAGGAGGTAACTGACTCCACAATGGTGCCTTATGGAAAGACTGAGACAGCACCTATCTTTGATAATCTTGGTGCAGTTGGTCAAGCTATCAAGCCACTACAGACATTTGGACAGCAACAACTTGCCAACTTCGTCTCTGACTTTAGAGCAATGAAGGCAACAAATCCAAATAGCTGGGCACCTATGGTTAACTATGCTTTGGTATCATCTGTCTTAGGTGGTGTAATCAGCGTCCAACTGGCTCAAGAGTATGAACTTTATCGTCAATTTATGGAGAAACATTTCCCTAAATATGCACCAAAGTCATTACTTGAAATAGCAAAGGAAACGCCTGACCTTCTAGACAGGGTTGATGTTGATCCTGTTATGGTCCAAAAGGCTGTGTCTTATGGATTGCTACCTGCACTGTCTGGTATGGATGTAGCAACATCTATGCGGGCTAACCAAACCTTCTTAACATTACTAGGAAGCGTTATTACTGGTAATGAAGAATGGTATAAGATGATGCCTTTGTTAAGTGATGCTGTATCTATTGCATCTGGTGTTGCTACCATAGGTAAGAACTTGGCTGGTGGTTACACAACAGATGCCGAAATGAAACAGGCTGTTACTGATGTGATGCCACAGGGCCATATTGGATACCTTGCTAAAGAACTTGGTGGTTATAATACAACTAAGTTTGCTGGTAATGAAGCTGTTAACACAGCAACAGGTACTCCAATGACAATGGCCGGAGCCAACAGTGGTGCGGCAGTTCCTAGAACACCAACAGAGATTGCATCTGGTTTGTTAGGTACAAAATCAACTGATGAGAAGTTAGCTTTGGACACAACTCGTGAGGCAACATTAACGGATAAGGCCAAGTCTGCCCGTATAGAGCGCCTGTATAACGTATTGGCTTCGGCTGATCCTAAGAGTTCTAAAGCTAAGGCTATCATGCAAGAGTTGGTTAGTTATGGTATTGACGAGAAGGCAATTGAGGCTAGGCTGGAAACAGAAGCATTCAATAGGCATGTTCCTGTTGATGTTAGATCTATTGCCAATAAGAGTGGTATGCCAGAAAGCAAGCGTAATGTAGAAAAGGCACAACGTATTTTTAATTTCGGAGGAAGATAATATGGGATGTGGTAAAAAGGTACAGGTAAAAAGAAGTAAATAAAAAAGGGGACCCCGTTGTTTAGGGTCCCCTATTCTTTTATGCGCGTTTTCTAACGAATGTTATCCGAAAGATAAACAGATCTACCTGAAACGCAAATACATCCTCAGGTTCGAGATCTTCTCCTGTGAAGAACTCAATACCAATTGACATACCACTGATGAAATCTAATAGGATCAGGTTCATATCAGATACCGCATACGCCTGACACGCAAGCCCTGTCAGAGTTCTCTTCGTATGTTACACCTTTATGCTTGATGGCCTCTTCATAAGGTACCTCTGTTAGGGGTTGACCTCCACGACTTCCATCTGGATAGCACGTAAAACCCCTGAGTCTTGGTGCGTATAACGAAAGAGTTTCGCTAAAGCGTGCAACATCCGATTCGCTATTACCTCTGCTTCCCCAAGTTGGGAGGTTAATGGTAGAGCTAATTGACATGTCAACGTAATCTTGTATGTCTGCTTGAAATTTAATTCGTTTTTCGTAGTCATGGCTTAGTCCATAGGCAGTGTCAATTTTCGACGGGTCAAGGTCATATTCTTTGATGAGTTGTTCGGCCGTAGAATCAACGACGAATTCGTATTTCCACTTGGTCCCCTCCGTGAGATATCTACGCTTGTATGCCACCGCGAACAGCGGTTCAATACCTGTAGTAGTTCCTGCCAAGATCCCGATGCTTCCAGTTGGTGCAATAGCTCGGTAGGCAACTGGTTTGCTGATAAACAGATGTTCACAGTGTTCATCTGCTGCCCGCTTACTTCCATCTTTATACTCCTGTAACCATTTATGTAGCTCTGGTGTTACTTCGTAGCCGTATCCTCGCTTGAGAAGCCACGCATGGATGCCCATGATTCCGAGACCAAGACGACGGTTCTTTTCCCGTACTTTATAAACCTTGTCGTAGGGGAGGTCTGCTCGAAGAGTTCCGCATACGAGGAACTTAGAGCCCAGTTCAACGATTGATGAACTCCTCCAGACTATCAACATTACCGATATTGATTGAACCAAGATTACATACATCAGAGTCATCTTCAGACGTAACCTCTGTACAAGCATTACGAAGTGTTTCATTCTGCTTCTCTCCAAAGTTAAAGCTAAAGCCCGGCTCACCTGTCATCATAGCTTGTCGACAGTTCTCTTGGAATGTATGAAGCTTGTGCCGTTCATGGTGATACAGCCACTTGTCATCATAGTTCAAAGAGATGTTAGTCATGTCAAGATTGGCAGGGAAGTTGAAGTCTTCACTCTTCAGTTGCTTGATCTTTTCCGACCAGTTCTTTGCCTTCAGGAAGTTCGGGATGTCCTCGTGTAGCCAATTGAGTGAGGCGTATATTGCAGATCGCCTCGAGCCCCCTTGCATCACGCCACGGCCGACCTCGTTGATCATCTGCATCAGCGGTATTGGACCACTCGACAAGCCACCTGTACGACTCAGTGGCTTCCCTTCTGGACGAAGTATTGAGTAGTCGATGCCAATGCCCCCACCAGTCATCAGACAGGAGACTGCCCTTTTTGTTAGTTCGGCCCATTCTTCCCTCGTATCTTCCTCTGCCCGTAGTAGAAAGCAGTTGTTGAAGTAGCTATTACCACGACCAGCATACCAGAGATAACGACCGCCGGGGATTAGCTTCTGTTCCTTGATATACTGAGTAAGCTGAGACCTATCTGTGGCGCTCATCAGTGGCTTATCTTTTCCCCAGCGTGTCCCACACACATCCTCAACTACACGCTCTGCTAGGGCGTCCCACGTGTCTTCTGGGCCCTGTGCATATTTAGTCCTGAAGATCGTCTCTGCGAAACTGTTCTTGAATCGTTGCACGTGCATTATATTCCTTCACTTGTTGTTTTAAGTCTAGCTCTTTTATGTGGTTAAGGAGGCACTTCTTTACTGCCCTTCCCTCATGCTTCAACTGATTAGTCGGGTTCGTTGGATTCTTCTTCCCCACCCAACTCTTCGGCACCTTCATCGTAGTAATCCCTTAGTTTATCTTGTTTAGATTCGATTGCATCATTGAGATAGTCAAGCATTTCTGCTGTTGATAGATCCAATAGAGTCAGAATGTCATCAGTATCTTCCCACATAAGTTTATCTTTCAGATCTTCAATCGTAAGCATCATGGCATCCAGTTGAACAGTCCGGGTAGCTCCTTCGCAAGGATGTTGTTAATGCACTTGGCGACTCCTCGGATTTCCCACTGGGCGTGGGTGTCACCCCGCAGCTTGATGAAGTCGAGCCATGCTTGCAAGTTTCCGGTGACGATGAGTTCTGTGCAGGTGCCTTCTGGCAACACGAATCTTGCGTCTTCTTTTTTAACGCCTGCTGCAATAAGTTCTTCGTATGCAGCATACGCACTTTGGTACGCAGAGCTAATTCGAGTGTCCATCCCTGTACCCGGATAGACAAATTTTGGAATAGTTTCTTCACAGTATCTTTGACTCCTTTGTAGAAAATCTAAATGTTTTGAACGAACAAACTGATGACTGCAAATACGAGAGATGCCGCTGATATGAAAAGTAGCATGTGCGAACCTAAGAGTAGCAAGATGTCCTTTGTCCTTACATGAGACCGCCCTCTTGATGTTCGCAGCAGGTTCTCGTCTAGAATTGTAGCAAATACCAGCACAATCACCGATAAAATCAAGTGCATTGGGGGTGAGTTGAAGTAGCTTAACATCAAACATAGAACTTTCTCTGTAGTTGTTCAATCAAATCGGTTTGTTCGGAGATTACTTTAGCAGCATCCAGCAGCGCCGCACGTAGCTCCGAGTTGTTTTCCATGCACTGCTTCAAGCTGGCCCACAACAGACTGTTCTCGTGATTGACTGTCTTTGGCCGTAGTGCGGTAATCTCCTGATCCACTTAGAACTCCTTCTTCTTTACGTTTAGTTAGTTTTGAATAGTTAATCTGCAGGATCTCCTCAAAGGAGTATCCCATAGCATCCGCCAGCCGAGCGAGGTACCATGCTACATCTCCTAGCTCATAAGCAATAGCACCGGGATCTAACTTCCCATCACGGATATACTTCTTAACCTTGCCAGCGATTTCACCAGCTTCACTTGTAAGGCCAAGGGAAAGATAGAAGATCTCCATATCACTTCCAGTCCCGGCTTCAGGATAAATTGCAGTACTAATTGTTTTCTGTTGGTAATCATTTGCTTGCATTAAGTAGTTCCTCGTGTGCGATTAGTGCATTTAGATAGTCTCGTGCTTTGTATAGATCTGCCATACCATCCTTCTCTCGCCAACGTGCTACATACTTCATGATGTTAGCTTCTGCGAAGGGAATGCGCTTCTCAATCAGCAGATCCATTAGCTTAGTATCTGCGTAGTGCTTAGGGATTACCATACTTTCCTTTCAAGTAATTCAGGCTGACAAACATCTCGTCAAATGATCCTTCATGTACCTCATGTAACATGACCAGACCTCGCCAATGTTTATTTGTTTGATGGTCTAGATAACCTTCGTCATGCTCATAGCAGCTACCAGCGATGATGCAAGTAATGTTAGAACCATCGGGACGCTTGCCGTAAGCAACTTGCCTTCCTTGTTGGTGTCCAGCAATACAAGACATATGAAGTTTGCTGACCATAACACTAGCAGAAGTAGAGGGTCTCCCAAGGACGCCAGTTGGAAAGTAATGGCAATATGCAACGCCATCAATAAATACAGGGCTAAGGAACGGATGAACTTCCCAATCTTTGTAAGGTAAGTCGTCATAGCCTATAAGCCCTTCAAGTTTCGGATCATTTTCAATTGCCCGCGTAATCCGATTTTCGTGGTTGCCAAGAGTAAGCACCATTCGCGGTTTATAGGCTTTCTCTTTGTTCTTTTTTGCTTTAGCATTAAACTCACGTACTGGTGCGAGAAGACACTCCATCGCGTTCTGTGCAGCTTCAATGTCTTTAACATACCTCTTTCCCTCAAAAGACTTCTTACCTACATCATAACTGGACAGGGATTCCATATCCGCGAAGTCGCCTAGATGCACAATCACATCAGGTTTCTTCTCTACAATGTACTTACCTATCCATGACAGGAACTCGTATGACTCTCCATACTTAACCTGTGAGTCAGGGATTACTAAATGCGTCGTCATTCTCTCATCCATGATTGTAATTGTTCAGTGTCCCTGATGTCACAGTATTTAAAGCCATACTTCTCAGCCCATTTACCATGAGTCATCTTGGTCCCCCCGCAAAGTTTGTTAGCGTTGTCAAATACAAAGCGCAGATCTAGATCAGGATGCTGCTCCTTGATCAGGATGTACTTCTTACGCTCTGCGTAGTCTGACAGATAGCCTTTGGTCTCGATCATCATACCATTAATAAGTGACCAATCGACTGTGTATTTATGATTGGACTCAGGAATGATATAGGGGATCTTAGTGACCTCATACTCATACTCAACATCCCAATGCTGCAGGAGTTTCTCGAATCGTTCTTCTAGCCTACTACGCCGCTTTTGGACCATTAGGAACCACCTTATTGATTAAGTCAAGCGCAGATTGTGTGTTTGAATATTTACCATACCAATCCCATTGGACAGGATACCAAACATCACTATCTTCATCATAGTATGCACCGTTTATGTAGTCAGATTCAAAGACTTCGTAAATTCTAATTGACGACCCACCTCTTGTTCGCATTGGTTTGGTAAAGTTAAGCGTACTCGGTTTACCCATAGCTCCCCCGGATTTTGTAAGATCCAAAAGCAATTCGCATTAGTGACGAACCGCTGTGCATCTTCATTATATTTATTATAGACAACTTCAAACATCTCCTGTTCATCATCAAGATGATCAATTAACTTGTCTGACTTCTTAGGGCCAAGACCAGCAACACCGATCAGATTGTCTGACTTATCACCAATCATCATCTGTTTATAGAATGTACGTAGTGCATCTTGCTTAGATACGTGAGTATGTTCTACCTTAACAAAGTTATAGTGATGTCCGGGGATCGTTAGCAGATCTTTGTCGATTGAGCAGATGACCGTCCCTTCCTCCTGCTGATTGATTCCCATCATATCATCTGCTTCCATGCCATGAGCTTCTTCAGCTTCATACGCCTTAAGTAGATGTTGATGACAGGACTCGCGCCAGATTGGGTCAATCATATCCTTACGATTGGCCTTGTACTCAGGATAGATCTTGTAACGGAAGTTACCCTTACCTTTGACGAATACTCGCATACTGGTTGCGTCAGTGGCCTCAATGATCTGTTGGATAAGCACATCTACTCGGTAGATCGCTAGCTCCTCTGGTTCATCTTCCTTGACACTTGCTGCGCATCGGAATGCTACAATATCGCCATCAATTAATGCTTGCATAAAAGCTCCAATAGCACCCCCCGAAGGGGGTGTTTTTGTTTTTAGTAGGGGATGTCTTCGTTAACTTGAGCAGGATCAGCGTCTAGGTTAATACCAAGTACGTAATCAACAAGAGCATCAGCAGTATGGAGAACTTCTTCAACTGTTGGGTTCTTCTTATCAGTCTTGAGGATTTCGATTGCATGACCAATACTCGATTGTTTGATGATGTAGACTTGCTTCTTAGCCCGTTCCTCTGGAGTTTCAAAGGTTGACTTAGTTGCTACGCCTGCCGGTTTCGCACCTGCCGGTGCTGCTGTAGTACCTGTTTCCATCTCTACCTCCCCTGCTGCGATACCAACCCATTGCCAGTATCCTTCTTTGTCCTTCTCTCGTAGTACTGTGAACACATCACCCTTCCCTGCTTTTTGCAGGGTACTAAAGACTTCTTTAGCGCCAAACGGGAAGATCTTCTTAGCTTCTACTTTCTCTTGAAAGGTCATGTTCTTGAAAGACACATCTAGGAAGTCATATGGCTTACCTGCCTTAGATGTTGCTTTACCCTGTTCTACATCAATTACTTTAATAATCATCTGGGACATTCTATTT